AACCTGTGTTAGGTTTTTCTTCATACGGTTTTTTGTACATTATTCCTCCTTAAATTTAGATTTGTACTGTGCAAACGCAGACTGCACTTTTTTAAACAAATCAGGATTGTTGATAGAAAGCCACAAGTTTATTTGAAATTTGCGGGGAAAAACATTAAACTGTTACCATTAAGTGAAGCGCTAGAGCAATTTCCTGAATGTTTTGAAAATGAAAAAAGTAATAATTAGAGAAGCCCAGCGGAACTTGTGTAAGCTCTTAAAGGAGCGAGAAACTTTTGAGATAGTAACCAACGAGGACGACCCGATTTGTTTGGTTACTTTTTTCAATTGCCGTCCGACAATATCAGCTAAGCCAAAAATTCCGTTTGCAAATCCATTACTTGAGGAATACAATAAAAAGGATGTCGGACAGTCAGAAGAAAGCCAAAATTCGGGAGAAATTTGTATCAAATGTAAGGTAAACAAAGCAACCCATGAGGGGATGGCAGAAACAGAATTTGATGGGTATCAGATGGTTAATGTGTGTACAGGCTGCCATGATCGGTATAAATTAAAAGGGTTTAAATTTAAAAAGTGGCAAATATATGGCAAAAACGCAAAAAAAATCTAAAAAACGGCGAGTATTAAAGGAAAAAGAGTACAATGAATTAATAGAGGGTAGTAACAAGGTATCAACAACCGTTGTTAATAGTTTGATTATCCACTTCACCATGGGGTGTAATGTGGTTCAAGCTTGTTTGGCAGCAGGAATTAGCACACCTACTTTTTACAAACATTTTCCAGTGGGTTCAAAAGAGTTTAATCGGTTTATGGCTTTAAGAGAACACCCAGCATTAAAGGCTAGAGCAACGATTTTCAAGAACATGGATAAACCAAGTATGGCAATTTGGTATGCCGAGAATAAAATGTCAGATGAGTTTGCTAAGAAAACAATTGTTGATGATGTAAATAAGCCGAGGTTACTTTCAAAAAAAGACGAAAAACTAGCAAAAGAATATGAGCAAGGAAAGAGATAATTATTTGGATTGGGTAAATAGCTTGCGGAAAGTGGAAGAAATTGATCAAGCTAATTGGATTTACCGAACTCTAAAAAGCAAACGCTACCTACATATTTTTGGTAGGTTTTTTTTTCCGCATATTATTCTTGCTGACGAGATACCAGACTTCCAAATCCAGTTTAATGATTTTCTAGCAGCTCCAGGACACGGCGCTGGTATTGAACCGCGTGGAGTTGGCAAAACAACTTGGGAAAGAATCGACTCGCTCCATGATATTTGCTATCACTTGGAGGATATAGTTGTTTTTTATGGCAACACTGCTACAGACGCACAATTTCATTTAGAATCAATTAAAGCTGAGCTTGAAAGTAATGCCAGATTAATTTCTGTTTATGGGGATTTAGTGCCAGCCAATTCTTCCAAATCGAGAAAGTGGACAAATAAACATATTGAAACTACCAACGGAATGAATATGTTATGTCGCGGCAAAGGTAAGGGGCGTGGGATTAATATTAAGAATAAGCGCCCAACTAAAGTTATTTTGGATGATGTGGAAGATGACGACCAAGTAAAATCTAAAGAAGGCCGAGAGAAGCTGCATAACTGGCTTTTTCAGGTTGTTTATCCATCAGTAGATCGAAAGAGGGGAAGAATAAAAATGATCGGCACGGTTTTATCGCGGCATGCAGAGGTATTAAGCTTTTTCCATAATTTCGGAGGTATCAAAAGAAAGATCATTGAGAACGGCAAATCTATCTGGCCAGAAATGTACAGTTTGGCGAGTATTTACAAAATTAAAAAAGATATTGGGAGTAGAAAGTTTGCTCAGGAGTATATGAATCAGCCAATTAACGAGGAGCTTTCAATAATCAAACAAGGATGGATAGGTAGGTTCAGCACACTCAATCCAGTTGGTCTAAGAAAAATCTTAATGCTTGACCCACAAGCCGGTTCAAGCAAATCTGCTGATACTTTTGGTTTATCAGTAATTGGCAAATATCGTAATGATAATAAGCGGTATGTTTTAAGTTGTCGAAAAGGCCGAGCCACTCAAATTGAGCAAGCTGTTTTGTTTATTAAAACATGGCAGGAAGATAGATTGGCTTTTGATTTATGTGGAATTGAAAAAGTAATGGCTCAGGTTGCTGTTTACCAAATTGTTTTGGATTGGAAAAGTGGGCGGTTGAAATTAAAAGATTATGGAGTTGATGATAATGAAAGAAATATCCCACTTATTGCAGTTGAACCCGAAGGCAAAGATAAAACGGCACGCTTGCAAATCCACGAACCAGCGTTTGAACGACAGGAGATTTTATTCCATTCTAGCCTAGATTGGCTGGTCGAAGATTTTTGCTCTTTTCCTGATGTTGACAATGATGATAGTATTGACTCAGTTGTTTATGGGTTAGATTATTCCTACAAAACAGGTGCTACCCTACTTAAACAATCAGAAACTAAACCAGCAGACCGAGCAGTAACAGCAGGTCTACTAAACAAAACATTTTAAAATATTATTATGGCTCAAGATGAAACTAAGGTCGAGGAAGTAAAAAAGGCCGAGCCGGTAGTCATAGCAAAAACCTTTGGAGATTCAGGTACAAAACGGTATAACGGTTACTTTTACGAAGAACCCAATGTAGAGTGGCAGGATGATAGAAGAGTTGAGAATGTAGAAACAATGCGGCGTACTGATGGTACTGTTAGGCAGCTTTTACTTGCAGTCAAAGCTCCAATTTGTGCAGCACAGCCATATATTGAGGCGGCTAGTGAAGAACCTAAACATCAAGAACACAAAGAATTTATTGAGGCGAATTTTAGAGATATGAACAGATCATGGAATGATTTAGTTAGAGAAATTTTAACTTTCCAAGATTTTGGATTTTCTATTTTTGAAATTGTTTACAAAATTAAAAATGGCCAGATTTGTTTGAAAGATTTAGCGCCGAGAATTCAATCATCAATTTTGAAATGGCAAATTAGTGGAGTAGATGAGCTTGGCCGCCCACGCCGAGGTATAACCCAACAACTGCAAACTGATGAGAAAGAGGAAACGCAAACTGAGATTCCGATGGAAAAACTTTGTGTGTTTACTAATGATAAAGAAGGGGATGATTTAACTGGCATGCCATTGATTAGAGCAGGGTATAAACATTTTTATATTAAAGATAATCTTTATAAGATTTCAGCAATTTCTTCTGAACGGTATGGGGTTGGTATTCCAGTTATTACTTTGCCGCAAAGTGCAACAGAAAAAGAACAATTACAGGCTGAGGAAATGGCAAGAAATTTAAAATCGAATGAAAAAGCTTACATTATTTTGCCTGATGGCTGGAAGATTGAGATTTTGACACCAAAGGGAAACCCACAACAAGGCCAGATCAACGAATTAATCCAGCACCATGATCGTATGATTCTTTGTGCAGGGTTAGCGGCATTCTTAAATCTTGGTAGTCAAGGTGGTGGTAGTTACGCATTATCCTCTGATCAATCACCATTCTTTGTTAAACATGTTGAAGCTGTAGCAAGATATATTGCCGAGCAAATTACTGAGCAGGTAATAAAACGATTAATTGTTTTGAATTTCGGAGAGCAGGACGCGTACCCTAAAATGACTTATCCATCATTGGCAGAAAAAGATTTTGCTGCTTTTGCTGGGGCAATTAGTAGTTTGATTACTGCTGGGTTGATAAAAGTTGATGGTAGATTGATTCAATTTATCCATGAAACTTATAAACTACCAACAATTACTCAGGATATGGTAGACGAAATGGCAATGAACGAGCTAGAGCAAGAAATGGACAGTTTAGATTTGCCAGCCGAGGAAGAAGAAACCGAGCCAGTAATACCAGTAGATGATTTCCCCGAGGAAGAAGTTGAGGAGGAAGAAATAATTGAATAAACATGAAAACTTTAATTGAACTTCTGGCTGCTAAAGGTCCGATGTCAGAAGAAACTAAAAAGAAAATTTCTGAAGCTCTAAAAAAGAGTGGTGGCGCTCAAAAGGCTGCTGTTAATTCTATTGGTGGAGTAATGGAGCAGGAATATAACAGCCTTGAGAAAAATGTATCCGGATTAAAAGAGGAATATAATAAATTGCCAAGCTCTGATGATGTTAATGCTCAATTTCCAATAAAAAAGATTCCGCCAAAGGCTAGTAAAGCTCAAAAGGCGGCAATTAAAGCTGAGAACGACAAGGCTAGAGAAAAACGCAAAGAAGCAAAAGATAAAATTAAAATGCGTAAAGAGCAGATCAAAAATGAGGTAAAAGCTAAGCGCGAATCTCAAAAGAAATTGAGAGAAACTGCTCAGGCAATGAAACGAGTAAAAGCTGCCGAGCAGAAAATTGAGAAAGCTAAATTGAAGTTTGAAAAGGCTGGGAAGGTCGGCGATAAAATTAAAGCCGCTGCTCTAAAAGCAAAAACACCTGAGCAAAAGCAGAGAGTAAAGGATATGGAAGACAGGCTGGGTGAGCAGAAAACAAAAATTGATCAGCATATTGCTGAGCAACAAAAAATTATCAGCTCGAATGGTGCTGCTCAAGCTAAAACAAGTGTATTTGAATTTTCTGAAAATTGTGAAAAGCTATCTGAATTGGTTTTTAGCCGGAAGCTTACTAAACCAGAGGAGAGGGTAGCTTTTACAGAATTGAATGATGAGTTTGATCAATTGGAAAGTGAAATTGATTCTGAAATAACTGAGATTTTTACGCCAGAGATTGAGAGAGTTTCTAGCCAAGTAGAAAAAATTGTTAAGGCTGGGAATATGGTTATTGCTGCTGGCATGGGGCTTTATATTTATGGAAATCTAAAAAATGTTTTAAAAGAAAAGTATATTGAGGCTTATGAATATGGGAAAAAGGCCGCTGCTAAAGAGTTGGGAGTAAGAGCGCCAGAAACGCCCCTAATTCAAACTCAATGGATTAATGGCGAGGCTGATCGTGCCGCTACCGCAATAATGGAAGAATTGGATAGAGAGGTGCAACAAAAAACTCAGTATGGAATTGTTAAAGGTTTGGCTGCTAGTGCAGTCGCGGCGGCGGTGATTCAAGTAATTAAAGAAAAAAGTACAAAGTTTTCCAAAGAAGTTGCTGGCAATTTAGTTGGTGACGCTATCAATGAAGGTCGCCGCTTAACAACGAAAACAAACCAATCAGAATTGATTGCTTTTCAAAGAAGCGAGATATTGGATAGTAGAACTTGTGATTTCTGCCGAGAAATGGATGGTAAAGCTGTTAAGATTGATGACCCTATGGCAGATGTCGGCCAATTTCATACTAATTGCCGAGGTATTTGGATTCCTATTCAAGATGGAGATGACCCCGTAGCGTTTGGGATTCCAGCTAAATATGAAAAGGCAGTGCGGCCAATGTTTAAAGGAGTAGTACCAGTAAAAAACAACATTTTTAAAGCCATTAACCCTAATTATAAATCAAGAGGCGAGAGTGCGCGCCAGAAGTTTAAGCGTGAAACACCAAGATCATTTTAAAGAATCAAAAATGGATAAAAATAATAAGCCTGAGTTACTGATGGCCTCTTATAATCAAGAGATCAGATGTATTATTTGTGGCTTACTCCTCTTTAAATATCGTGGTAAAATACCAACTGGGGTTTCGATTAAATGCCGTAAATGCGGTAGCCATTTCTCAAATTAGCCTTGTGTTTTGTTTTGGTTGTAGTATTCTCTTATTAAGAGAGCGCCAGAGAGTGCCATATAAAAATATGGCATGAAATTAAAAAGCTTCCAACATTTAGACCTTCTCAATATCACCCAGCTTAACGAGCAAGGGGTTTCTATTATTGAAGTTTTAAAAGTTGGAAAAGTTTTAGACAGAAATTTAGAGATTACGGATAATATGCTTTCTGATTTCGTGGCAAATTTTGAAGCTGGTGTTTATGGTGCAGAAGTTCAAGTAAATTTAGGCCATAATAGAGAAGGTGAGGCGGCAGGTTGGATTAAGAAACTAATTAAAGAAGGTGACAAGCTTTTAGCAGAGGTTGCATGGACACCACTTGGTGTTGAAAAAATTAAAAGCAAACAATATAAATTCACTTCTTCGGAATTGAGCTTGAGCTATCCACATTTTGAAACTGGTAAACAGGTAAAAAATGTTTTTATTGGGGTGGCATTAACTAATGTACCAGCAATAAAAGGATTACAAGCAGTGAGTTTATCCGAAGATTTACAAGATTTACAATTATTTTTTAATAAAGATAGTATGAAACTTAAAAAGTTCTATGATGGTTTAATGGCAAAAGATTCTGTAAGTGATGAAGATGTTAAACAATTTGACGAGATGGCAAAGAGCGCTGAGGAAGGTGATGATGTGGCAGGAATGAAAAAGGCTCTAGTGGCCAAGAAAACTAAAAAACTTTCTGAGGCTGATGGTGAAGCTGAGAAAAAGGCAGCAGAAGACAAGAAAGCGGCAGAGGAAGCCGAAAAACAAGAAAAATTATCAAATAACTCCAAAGAAAATATGGTTCAATTAAAAGAAATCCAAGCAGAAAATATTTTGCTTAGAGAAAAAATGGAAACAATGGAATTGAATGAAAAGTTTGAAAGTGAATTGAAACTTTCTCAAGAAAATGGCCATGGTTTCAAACCAGAGCAAAAGGACGCTGTTGTTAAATTCATGCTTAAATTAAGCTCTGAATTAAGAACAGAATTTTTATCTTTAGTAAAAGAAGTAAAAATTGTTGATTTATCAGAAGGTGGTACAAAGGTAAAAACTAAAACAGTTGAATTGTCTAGTGAAGACAAATTGCTTTCAGAGGCGACAACAAAAGCAAAGGAATTAGCAAAGACTGACACATCAAAAACTGAGGCTGAGCATTTATCAGATTTGATTGCAGCAAGTGACGAATTAGCAAATAAATAATTTTATTAACCCTCTCAAAATATGCCATTAGCAAGACCATTAACAGGAGTTGTAACAGGGAAACTTGATACAAAAACTTGTTTTGCAGATTCCGATTTAGTCGGAAAAACTTATCATTTCGTAGCATTTGATGTTACGGATGATGAAATTGTGAACCTAGCCGAAACTCAGGCTTTGCCGCCATATATCCTTTTGGATGATGGTGAAGTAGCAGGTAGCGCCGCCGCTCCCGTAGAAGTGAGTATTGTGGTAGCAGGTAGAACTAAATTAAAGATTTCCGAAACCGTAGCCGCAGGTAAATTCTTAGTACCAGGTACAGGTGGACTTGGAGAAGTGGGAGACGCTGCTGGTGAAAGATACGGTGCAGTTGCACTTGAAAACGGTTCAGCCAATGACATTATCTCTGTATTGGTGGTACAAGGAGAACTTGAAGCTTCGGACGCTTAATTTTAAATAACTAATTTTTTATCCAAAATAAACTATGCCATTTCCTACAGTGAAAACCGGTAGAGTAGACAAGGTTGTAACCAATATCTTGCTCGCTCACAAAAACAACGAATTTATTGTTGATAAGATTCTTCCAGTAGTACCAGGTCTAAAAGACGATTCTGGTATTATCCCTGAGTTAGAAAATTCAGGTTTAAGAATTTACAGTTCAAGACGTGCTTTGTATGATGAAGGGCAGCACAGAATTGAATTTAAATATCTTTTGGATAGAGAGTACAAGATTGAATACCATGATTTGGAATCTTATTTGCCAGACCGTTTGGTAGAGCAAGCTGAGAAACCATTTATGCCACGCCGAGACGCTGCTTTCATTCTTGATCAAGCTTTAATGCTTGAAAGAGAAAGAGGTTTGGCTCAAGCATTGACAAGTGTTTCTATTATTACAAATAATATAACTTTGTCTGGTACAGACCAATGGAATGATTATGATAATTCACATCCTGAGTCTGATATCGAAGTGGCTAGAGATTGGGTGTTTAATAATACAAACATGGAGGCCAACACGGCAGTAATGAGTCGTAGAGTAATGAATGTATTGAAATTCCACCCTTTCTTCCTAGATTTAGCAAAAAGAAATGCAGGGGGTAGTGTAAAAAATATTACTACTGACCAGTTTATTGATTTATTCAAAGCACAATTCGGAATTGAAAATGTGTTTATTGGAAAAGCTCGCTATATTAGCTCAATGGAAGGGCAAACTAAAACTATGGCGAATGTTTGGAATAACGATTTGGTATTAATGTATGTGCCTTCAAGTCCGACATTGATGTCACCATCATTCGGATATTCTTTCCAACTTGCTGGACAGAATAAAAGAGTTACTACTCGAAGACATGAAAACGATAAAGGTGATTTGGTTCGTGAAGATTATGCTTACCAAGATTTAATCTTGATGGCAGAAGGGGCTTACCTAATCAAGGCAGCAACCTCCGATAGCTAAAAACAATGGGGCGGGCTAATCCCCGCCCTTTTATTTCAATATTAAAACTTAAATATGACTAGATTTAGAGATAGGGTTATTGCTACAAGTTTTCGATCAACAAACAAGCGCGCTCAAAATACTGTTGATCAATCGCACACTTTTGAAAATTTCCAATCCAACCCAGTAACAGCAGCAGTTGGTGGAGGTGCAGCAAGTGGTACTGCTCAAGCAGCAAATGCTTTGATGACAGAGAAAAATGCGTTTGAATATGCAGCGCTTGGAACTCAAACAATCACAGCTCCAAGAAAGGTAGCTGGTGGATTGAATAACAATCAAGATCAA